GTTCTTAGGTTATACTGAGACTACAACAAAACTTAGTGTTATCAAAGAGTTACGAAGCACAACAAAACTAAAGGTCGGAGAGTTTAAAGATTACCTTGAGCAGATAGACATACTAATGTCTGAGTACGGGATTATCTTGCCTAGACCTGAAGACGTATATTATGAAAGCATGGGAATAAAGAGATGACACAACACATACACGCAGAAGTTATACACGCCTTTGCTGAGGGTTACACCATTCAGAAGCTAGAGACACTTTGTTGCGATAAGAGCGTTAGCCATTGGGAAGACCTAGATATGCCTATGTTCTTGGAAGACGAGCAATACCGAATTAAACCTTATAACGAACTATGGGAAGAAGACAATGAGTGAAGAAGAGATTGTTAATCTGATTAAAGGAATTAACAAAAAAGACCTAATGGCTATGTACTATTCAGCACTAGTTGTTATATCTGAAGATAACGACATCACTATAGAGGAAGCAAACGCAGGAATACAAATTATGATTGCTAATGTAGAGATGCCTATTATTCCAACAGAAACAAGCATGGAGTTACACTAATGGCTAGGATAATTATTAAAGAGGTTTCTAATGGTTTTGTAGTAGAGTTTGAAGACTTACAGCTTAACTTCAGAAAAGAGGAAATATTCTCAACATTCGCAGAAGTAGTCAGAAGACTAGAACGAGTTAAAGCAATAGGAGATGTCACTAATGACAGCCAAGAAAACAGATAACTTCCTAAAAATAGGGAGACCAACTAAATACAATGAAGGAATGATAGAGAAGACTTCAGACTACATTCAGAACCATCTTGAAAAGTATCATGATGTAATTCCTATGGTAGAAGGATTAGCTATAGAACTAGGGGTGAGTCCATCTACTATCTATGATTGGGAGAAGATTTATCCCGAATTTTCCTACACCGTCAGGGGTTTAATGACAGCACAAGGCAGAAGTCTAATGAATGGTGCGTTAAATGGCACACTCAAAGAGAAGACGGCAGGACTGCTATTAGGTGCTAATCATGGGATTATTCCTAAGACTGCAACAGACATAATGTCAAGCGATGGTTCAATGCAACCAACAGTTATTGAAATTGTAGCTTACGGTGAAGATGATTACGAAGAAGATAAAAGCACAGATTAAAGTACCGCCTAAACTAAAGCCTCTATTTGTAGGTGATGCTAGATATCGCATTGCTTACGGAGGACGTGGTTCAGGTAAGACAAGAACCTTTGCATTGATGACTGCTATACGTGGTTATGAATGGGGTAAAGAAGGCAGGTCAGGACAGATACTATGTGGTCGTGAGTTTATGAACTCATTAGAGGATTCATCACTAGAAGAGATTAAGACAGCAATTAGGTCAGTTCCTTGGTTAGAGTCTTACTATGAAGTGGGCGAGAAGTACATCAGGTCTAAAGATGGTCGTATCTCATATACATTCGTAGGACTAAGACGTTCACTTGATGCTATAAAGTCTAAGGCTCGTATCTTATTAGCTTGGGTAGATGAAGCAGAAGGTGTGAGTGATATGGCATACATGAAGCTGATACCTACGGTCAGAGAAGAAGGCTCAGAAGTGTGGATTAGTTATAACCCTGAGTCAAAATATTCTGCAACACATGAACGCTTTAGAGTGAATACTCCTGATAATTCAAAGATATGTGAAATGAATTACTCAGACAACCCTTGGTTTCCTAGTGTGCTTGAAGAGCAAAGACTAGAAGACAAGAAGAAACGTCCTGATATGTATGACCATATTTGGGAAGGCGGATTCTTAATATTCAGTGAAGGCTCTTACTATACGACAGAGATGCGTAGGGCAAGAGATGAAGACAGGATAGGCAAAGTTAGATACAGTAGAGATAAGCCTGTCATTACAGCATGGGATTTAGGTGTAGGTGATTCAACTGCTATATGGTTTGCACAATACATTGGAACAGAGATACACATCATTGACCACTATGAAGCATCAGGTGTAGGATTAGACCATTATGCTAGAGTGCTACAAGAGAGAGGTTACATCTATGAGCAACATATCTTGCCACATGACGTAAGAGTGAGAGAACTAGGCTCAGGTAAGTCAAGACTAGAGGTATTAGATAGCCTAGGCATTAGAAACGTAGAGATTGCTCCTATGCTTATGATTGACGATGGTATTCAGGCAGTTCGTTCAATGTTAGACCGATGTTGGTTTGATGAGAAGAAGTGCGAGAAGGGTATTGACTGTCTGATTAACTATTCCCGTGATTATGATGAGAACGGTAAGACGTGGCGCTCACGACCTAGGCATGATTGGTCCTCACACTCAGCAGACAGTTTCAGATACCTAGCAATCGGCTACAGACCTATGGCAGAGTCATGGGGTAAGTCAATCAAAAGAAACGTGAAAGGGATTGTCTGATGTGGTAAGATAGCGCCTATATTTGATATAATTTGGCATATTTCATGGGTTTATTTGATGCGTTACTAGGGCAGGAAGGTGTTAATTTAACAGGTGGTGGCACGGTTTATGACCCAACTCAAAATAATTGGGAGACACGATTTGATGAACAAGGTAATGCTTACCAAGCACAAGTAGGCACACCTCTACACCCAGGACACACATCAGAGAACTCAGGTCCTATGTTTGCTACACCTGAGTTTACATCGGGATTATTAGATGCTCCAACAGAAACAATCGACTTAGGAAGACAACAAGTTGTACAGCCTTCACCACAAATGATGCAACCTGTACCGCAATCATCATTCATGCCAGGCAGTCAAGAGTCAATGGCTCAGAACCAACAAGCAACTATTGCACCATGGCTACCTGAACAAACAGATTACACTGATGCTCGTAATGTTATGGGCGCTTACCAAGGTGGTGAGAGAATTGCACAAAGAGATACAGGCACATTCCAAGACTTAACACCTAACGCAGACCCATCTCAAGCGATGGCTATGGTAGAAATGTTTAAGAAAGAAGGCAAGGCATTAACTGACCTACAGTTTGAAAATGCTATGGGTAGTTTGGGCATGAGCGACATCTTAGCAGAGCATCGCTCAACTCTTAATACTGTTGATAAACACTACCAAGATTCAGTCTATGGAAACACTGATGATTTTGGCAATCCACTAGACACCGATGATTTTGGTAATGCTCACTATGACCAACGTGTAGATAACTATGCGAATAGTCGTAATAATATGTCGGGCATCAACGATGTAGAACGTGTAGCAAATGTAGCACCTCAGACAACAAAACCTTCTTGGCTAGAGCAGAATCAAAACATCACTCAGCAGTCACAAGACTTTGTTAGAAATCTAGGCGGTAACATTGCAGATGGCGCAACAGACTTATACGAAGGTGCTAAAGAGTTTGGCTCAGATGCTTACCAAGGCGCACAGGATTTATACCAAGACTTCAATAAGCCTGATACAAGAACACAGGCACAGAAGTGGGAAGACGCACAGAAGATTTCAGATAACCTAAAGCAAGGTATTACAGATACAGCATCAGGCGCTTGGGAAGGCGCTAAAGACTTATTCTCTCGTGGCGATGATGTTGTTGCTAAAGGTTTTGATACAACAGGTGATGTTCTTGGTCCTTTGTATAAGAACATGCGTGGAAACATGAAGCGCTCGGCACAAGGCAATGTAACAGGATATGATGAGACGCAAGGCATATTGAGACACATCCCTAGCAATATAGGCTCAAGTATCGGTAAAGCCTCTGATGATTTGTTTACAGCAGGAGAAAATCCTTTAGAGACAGCAGACGCTATTGCTAGTTTAGTATCAGGCGCTGTACAACACGCATTACCTGATGATATGGCTTGGAATGAAGAATCAAAACAAGTGGCTACTGCGTTCGCAGACTACTACAAGACTAGATACGACCCTGAGAACGGATTCCACAATCTAAGGAAAGAGTTAGCAGAAGACCCTATGGCGGTTGTTGGTGATATGTTTGCTTTAGGATATATCACCAAAGTAGGAGCGGTTAAAGCCGCATCTATTGTAAACAACCCTGATTTCCTAGATAAGGTAGAGTCTATGTCTAAGGCAATAGACCCAACTAACCTAGGACCAAGTAGTAAGATTGACGATGGTGTACTAGGTCAGACGCCTACTAAGTCTCTTTATCACACAGCAGACGAGTTAGGAAAAGAGGCTTTGGAGTATGATGATATTAATGAGTTTGTTACAAAAGTGTATAAAAGGCAGAG